TTGATGAGTTTGAAGAGCCAGCAAGGTTCTCAACATACTAATGGAAAATAAAAAGAATTTTAAAGTAGGAGTTACACCTCCTCCTCTTCCTGAATTAGAGGATTCCAACGGTCAATTAAATTTCTTTGATCCTACTAATCCAGATATTAATCTTTTTAATATTATAGATGATGAGATGATTAAGATTTCAGGTTCGGAAATGCTATACTATCCTTATCTCCAAGGTGAGACTCAGTATGATGAAGTGTATATGGAAGCACGTAATAAGCCGATTGCTAAAGATCCTATCTTAGTTTACGGACATTATGAACCTAAAGTTTTAGAGGAAAATTTAAGCCAATTTGGTATTGAATTAACTAATGATCAAATATTTATATTCAATAAAGCATATATGGAACAACGGATTAGAGGTAATCTTAAGCCAGGAGATGTTCTTCAACCTCGTTTTCAAAATATGAAGTATGAAATTTTTGAGGTACAGGAAGATAGCTTTGAGATTTATGGAGTTTATCATTTGGTTTGTTCAGCTAAACTCCTCAGGGATTCGGCAGATGTACAAAATACTCCTCTTACTGATGTATCAGATCCATTGTCGCGACCAGCTTCTATTAAAACTTTAGAGGAGAGATACGATGAGATCTAATATAATAGAATCTACTTCTACGGGGCCTCTACCTTCTTCAGTTTATTCTCAATCTCCTAGTTCATGGGCTACGAATAGAATTCTTTTAAGAACTAAATTATCTAATAATATTCCTTTATTTTATAGAGAAGTTCTTAGGTATATGATATCAAAATTAGGAACTTTAGGTTATATTAATTCTGAGAATGAATTAGTTAGGGTTCAATGTATACATGCTAATCCAGAACGTACTATTGCCAAATTAAAACAAGAGAATAATATTATACTTCCAATTATATCTATTCACCAAAACTCATCAGCAGATGCAGATACTAGGCGTAGAATTTCTACTAATTTAATTAATGAATCTTTTTGGAGTGAAAAAAAGAAACGTTCTTTTAGGATAGTTAGTTTAGCCCCTAGATCACTGGATATTGAGTATGGTATAAATATTTGGGCTAAATATAAAGGAAACTTAGATCAATTAGTAGAGCAAATACGGCTCCTTTTTAATCCTCATCTAATAATAAAAAATTCCTATACTAATGTAGCTCATGCTTTTCTGGATACAGAATCAGACTCTTCTAGTTTTGATTCTTCGGATAGACAAGATCGTATTATTCGGAGAACTTTTACTGTAAAGTTAGAAAGCTATATTCCTAATCCTAAGTTTTTAATAACATCTACAGGGGAAATAGAGGAATTTAATATAGACACTACAATCTACTAAAATAAATGATAAAAAAATAGGATGAATGTAGTACATAATATAAGAGAGATCATATGAAACAAGTTACTAATACAAGTCTACAAAGTTGGAGCCTCCCCTTCACTACCCCAGAGGGGGTAAAATCAATTTATCTTACGCCTAAACAGTCCGTCACTGTCCCTTCTGCATGGATAACTGAGTATATAATTAGATACCAACAGAGAAGTCTAATCTCTATTAAGAACGTATAAGGAGAATTTAAATGCCAAATTTCGTAAGTCCAGGTGTATATGTTATTGAAAAAGACATTTCAGATTACCCTGCACAAATTAATTCGTCTGTAGTTGGAGTGGTAGGGTTTGCTTCCCGAGGTCCAATTGCAGGATTAAATAATGAAAAAGCTACACTAATAACGAGTCAACAGCAATTAGTAGATACTTTTGGTGAGCCTGCTGAGTATATTACAGGTCAAGGACTAGAGGGGGCTCTAGAAATTCTAGAATCCACTACCTCTATGAGGTATATTAGGTGTGCCGATGCTAATGCTTTAGAGGCTTCAGCAGCAGTTACTATCGGTGGTTGCCCCGCTGTTTTAGTTAGCGGTACTCATACTGCTCCTATTACTACAGGGGGTGGAGAGGCAAGTATGTCTTCCATCGGTAGCTCAGATACCACTACATCAGGGGTTCGTTTTACTGTAACTGTATACGATCACGCGAGAGCAAAAATTGTAGATGCCCAGACTTATACTATTCCTAGTGGAACTATTAGTGTCTCCTCCAGTGAAGGAGCTACCACTATTCAAGGACTTCAAAAGAAAATCGGTGGTGCTTTAGACTCTGATAAGTTTGGAGCATTTGCTGATGCAAATACAGGGGATGCTTCTTCCTTTTTGGTTGGTGCGGCTGCTGGTCATAAAGCTACAGTTGAAATTACTATGGAGATCCTTTCCGCTACGGGTGGTGAGTGGGTAGGTCTTGCAGGTATGCAAACAGTTGATCACAATGGATCGGCAACCACTGCTACATCTTCAGTGACAGTCTCAGGTACTAGTGTAGATACCTCTTCAGCAAGTTATTTTGTGAAAAGCTTGTGGCCTGGAGAAGGTTATAATACGGGAACAAAATCCAATGGGGATACAAGTGGTGTCTCATTTGAAGTAGATGTGAATGGTGCAGAGAATGCTATTGAACAAGTAAATAATCTAGGGACTGCTGCTGAAAACTTTAAGGCAGGTATGGTCTCGTCCTCCTTCTTGGAGAATGATATTGGTACTACTTATACTGGTAGGACTTCGGATTATATTACTGCTAACTTTGCTTCAGGTCAATATGATGATACTATGAGTGTTACTTCTCTTGCTTCTTATGAAAAACCACTTACTAGTTTATTAGGTTCAGCCCAAAGTTGGACAGGGACGGACGGAACTACTCCATATGCGTCGGTTGATCCTCGTTTTGTGAAGCTTGTACAAGGTACTTATAATCTAGCAGGAGGTAACAACGGTATTCCTACTGCTTCGACTGATGTTGCTACTGCTGTCATTGGTTCAGTAGGGTCTTCAGGGGGTAAGACAGGTTTGGAAGCTCTTGATGATCCAGTCTTGAATGTCTCCATTGCATTAGCCCCTGGACCAGGGGTTGGTGACAATCAAAGTATCCAAAATGGATTAGTCACTGTAGCCGAAAGATCTACAGATTTCCTAGCTCTCCTTTCCCCACCTTACGCAGTGGGTACAGTAGGAGATGCAATTAATTGGAGTAATGGTTTTGATACCACACGTACGGCTGCTGTTAATAGCTCGTATGCTGCTTTATACTGGCCTTGGTTAAAGGTTTTCCAAGTCTTTGATGCTAAGGATCGTTGGTTAGCTCCTGAGATTTACGGGGCTCGTCAGATGGCTGTAACTGATAATGTTGCGGCCCCTTGGTTTGCTCCTGCTGGATTTGTACGAGGTCGTTTGACCAAGCCTACAGATGTAGAGGTTGTTCTTAATCAAGGTGATCGTGATTCGATGTACTCTGGAGGTAACTGTCTAAACCCAGTTGTAAACTTCCCTCAAAACGGTATTGCTATCTTTGGACAAAGAACAACACAAAGACAGCCTACTGCTCTTGATAGAATTAATGTAAGGCGAATGATGATTTACATTAAGAAGGTTATCCTAGCATCTACTCAACGTTTAGTCTTTGAACCTAATGATCAGTTTACTTGGTTAAGAGTTCAGCAACTTGTTGCTCCGTTGTTAGATGATATTGCACGACGCAGAGGTATTACCCAATTTAAGGTGATTTGTGATGAGTCTACTAACACCCCTATAAGGGTTGATAGGAATGAAATGTGGTGTAAGGTTCTTATCAAGCCCACAAAGACTGCTGAAATGGTAATCTTTGAACTAAATCTTACCAGTCAATCAGCAAAATTTTGATATAACTATATAACTCTAGAGGAGAACTAAAAAAATGGCAAATATTAACTCACCCTACTTCATCGGTCAGAAAGCACATATTAACCGCGCAATAGGGGCTCAAACACTTCCTGTTATTTCAATGGGATTAGATTCAGTACGTACCTATCAATTTGAAATTCATTTTGATATGCCTGGTGGGTCTGATCCTCAATTTAATAAGGATAAATTAACTTTAGCGGCAAAACAAGTAAGCCAAATAGGTATGTCTATAGAACCTATTGAGGTTCATCGTGTAAACGATAAGGTATTCTACCCAGGTAAGGCTAGTCCAGAAAATTTAGTAGTTACATTTGATAACTTTTATGATCCTAAAGTAGCAAATACTTTGTGGCAATGGTTCTCATACATATATGATCCCACCAATGGTAAGTATTTAACTTCAATGGGAAACGATGTCAATTGGAAAGCTCCAAGAGCTACTATTGTTCACTTAGACGGACAGGGACAACCTCTTAACGAGACGAGGGTTTTTGGGGTGTGGCCCATTGCTTGGAAGACTGCGGAATTTAACTATGGTACTAACGAATTCCATACTATTGAGATGACTATGAGGTATGATTTTATGGAACATGTTGTCGCAGGCACACAAGCAGTTGGTAGTGCTTTAACTTCAGTCTAAATATAATATAAATTATTTTTCAATATAGAATTAAAATATCTAAGCCCAGCCTAGATTCCTCTGGGTTGGGCTTTTCTATTATAAGGTACCTATGAATTATTACTTCGCTTTATTAGAAAGTTATGAACTCCTGAAGAAGAGAAAGTTTAAGCTTTCTATCAATGAGCAAGGTCCAGATTCTTCTAATCTATCTCCTGAAGAAAAGATAGAACAGATAAAGAATGCTGCGGGTGCTGACAGGGATAATCCTGGTACACTAAATGGTATTAGTATTTGGAGTGATGGGGATAAAGTTCTGGC